CAGCGCATGGGCGTGGTGCGGTGGGCGATCACGTATCTCTTCTACAACGCGCGGTATGGGTACTGGGACAACCCGCTCGAGGTTGAGGCCCGAGCTGCAGAACTGAGTTCTTGACGACCATGAGTGACATCGACCCCATCACGTTCGGCCGCATGCAGGCCGAGGTCCACCTGCTGCGCAGCGAGGTGGCCACGTTGCAGAGCGACGTCAAGGAGTTGCTGGCCCTGGCCAACAAGGGCAAGGGCGGGTTCTGGATGGGCATGACCATCGCGTCGATGATGGGGGCTCTGGTGTCTTGGATCGCCACCCACTGGCCCAGCAAATGAACTTCGACACCGCGTTCCAGTTGCTCCTCGGTCACGAGGGAGACTTCTCCGACCACGAGGACGATCCCGGGGGCAGGACCCGCTTTGGCGTCACCGAGGCAGTGGCCCGGGAGGTGGGCTACAAGGGCGACATGCGGGAGCTGCCGCTGGACCTGGCCAAGCGCATCTACCTCGAGCGCTACTGGAAGCCGATCCGCGCCGACGACCTGCCGCCCGGCATCCGCTATGCGGTGTTCGACGGCGCAGTCAACTCAGGGCCCGCCCAGGCCACCCGCTGGCTGCAGCGTGCACTCGGCGTCGAGGCTGACGGGCTGATCGGTCCGAAGACTTTGGCCGCCGCCTACGCCCAGGACACCAACGCCCTGCGCCTGCGCATCCTGGCGCAGCGTCTGCGGTTCATGGCAGGCCTGCCCAACTGGCCGGCGTTCTCCCGCGGCTGGGCCCGCCGCATCAGCGATTTGATGGAGGCCTGATGGCACACGACCCGATCACCGCCGCCCTGGACGTGGGCGGCAAGCTCATCGACCGGCTCTGGCCGGACCCGGCCCAGCGCGACCAGGCCAAGCTCGCGATGCTGGAGCTGGCGCAGAAGGGTGAGCTCGCCGAGTTCACCGGCCGGGCCGAGATCGTCAAGACCGAGGCGGCGTCCTCCCACTGGCTCGCGGCCAACTGGCGCCCGATCCTGATGCTGACCTTCGGCGGGCTGATCGTCGCCCGCTGGTTCGGCTGGGCCGCGCCGGCTTTGAGCGAGGCCGAGTACCTCAAGCTCTGGTCGATCGTTGAGTTCGGCCTGGGCGGCTACGTCGTGGGCCGCTCGGCCGAGAAGATCATCCCGGCAGCCGCGGCTGCGATGAAAGGGAGCAAGTGACGACCCGTGTTCCGTACTCCATGACCGACGCCCCGGTCAACGTCAAAGCCTACGGTGCCAGGGGTGACGGCACCACCAACGACAGCGCCGCGATCCAGGCAGCGATCAACGCCGCGGCGGGCACCGTCTACGTGCCCAAGGGCAACTACCTGGTGAACACCGGGCTCACGCTGCCCTCGAGCTGCCATCTGGAGTTCGAGGCTGGAGCGCTGCTCAAGGCTGGCACCAACTCGATGACGGTGCTCTCGACCACGGCCGGGTTCAAGACCGGCATCAAGCTCAGGAACGTGGCGGTCGACGGCAACAGCAAGACCGGGGTCACCGCGGTGGCCCTGTCCAACGTGCAGTTCGACAGCGCGGTGGTGGGCCTGAACGTCAACAACTGCGCCACCGGCCTGGTGCTGCAGTCGACCTGCATCGGCGTGCACGTCGACCACCCCACGATCTACGGCACGATCGACGCGATCAAGATCCTGGCGAGCAATGCCAACGTGGTGACCTGCCCGCAGATCGACCACCAGACCGGCGCCTCGCCGTTGACCGGCACGGGCGTCTACATCACGGGCTCGAGCAACGCGATCTATGGCGGGTTCATCCAGGGCTTCCAGCACGGGGTCTACGACCAAGGCGACTACAACAAGGTGGATGGCACCTACTTCGAGCTGTGCTCGGACTGCGCCATCCGCTGGGAGGGGTGCCTGCTGCCGACCGCCACCGACGTGTTCTTCTACGGCCAGGCGGCCAGCGCCGGGGCGCGCTACCTGGCGGTGGGCAGCGACACCAAGGGTGGCCGGGTCATGTGGCCGAAGATGGTGCAGGGCAACTCGACCGGCGGGCTGTTCTTCTTCAGCAGCGGCAACTCGAACTGCGCGACCGACTACGCCACCGACGGCGGCACGACCAACACGGCGGCCGGCACCGCCACGCAGATCAGCCGGATCACGATCCCCTAAGCCCGCACGCGCTCCTCGTTGGCAGCGCCCGCGTAGTGCTGCAGCGCGGTCTCCGCGATCTGCAATCGCTCGCGCAGGCGGCGCAGTTCCCGCTCCTGGGCCGAGAGCTGCTGGCGCAGCAGCACCAGGCTCAGCACGTGGCCTGCCTCAAACCGATCCCCGCCCGGGGAGAGGAGTTCCCCGCGCACGAACCGCCAACCACTCCAGCGCCCCTCGGTGCCGGGCAGGTCGCCGAGCAGCGCACGGATCGCCTGGCGCTGGTGGCCCGGGATCTTGCAGCGCCCGGTGCGCCAGCGGTAGAGGGTCTTCTCGTGGATGTCGAGCGCGCGCAGCAGCGGGCGCTCGCCGAGGAGTTCGACCGCGTGGGCGAGCTCGCGCAGCGGGATCCGGTTGACCTCAAGCCGCTGGCGCGGCGCAGTCTCAGGAGGCACGGGGTACCGGCGGCTCGACTGGGCGCATCGCCTTGAACAGGTCGAGGTACAGGTCGGCGTTCGGGCAGGTGCGGCACAACCTAGCGAACCTGTCGGCGGGAGACCCTGGCTCGCAGTGCTTGAGCACGTCGTCCCAGGTCTCCAACGGGGGTGTGTCGTCGGTACGCATAAACAGGCTTATGACTCAGGCGGAAGGGTAGGGGTGGCAGCGGGTTGGGGTGTGCACGGCGGCGCCACGAGCACCTGCTGCCAGTGCTCGACCTGGGCGTCCTCCAGCCGCAGGCCGCGCATCTTGGCGAAGTCGACGATGGCCGCGACAGCGGGCCCGGCTTCGTCATGGTCGGACAGGCAGAGGCGGGTTCGCCGGGTAGTCAGCCAGCCCATGAAGTCGTAGAGCACCCCAGCCACGATCGCGTGCGTTACGTGGAGCTCCAGGGGGTCGTATTGCTGGGGCATCTCAATCCCTTTCAAGTGTGGCGACCGCGCAACGAGTGCGCGATCCAGGTGATATTGTTAAATGCAGGATGCACGGGGCTTGCTAAAGCTCAGAAGAACTCCGGCCGGGCCACACCCCTGGTCAGGGCCATCAAGCCCTGCTGCAGCTCGGTCGCGCCGATCGAGATCCAGCGCTGGTCGAGCTCGGGCATCTGCTTCAGCGTGGCCACGAGGTCGCCCAGGTCTTTGCCGGCCTGCTTGATCTCGTTCATCAGGTTGATCTCGTCCTGCGACAGTTCGCGGTAGCCCTTGATCTGGCGGTGTTGGTTGTCCATGTGTCAGGTCTTTCATCAAAATGCCGCCACTGGTACGGGGGCGGACGTCCGTTTTGCTACAGTATATTGTAGCAACTGCTAACCCGTCAACCCCCGTTTTGAGACGCATAATGTATATTCTGCCTTTCCAAAATGCTAAAGGCAGCCGAGCCTTGCGAGGGATTCAGTGCTCGGGCGTCTTTGATCAAGTGCTAGACGCAAGTGCAGGATGCACCTCGCTGACGTGCCGGTCAAGTTCTCGCCACGTCATCGTCGCCTCGTCCAGGTACAGGATCGGGAGCGTCGGGCTGAAACCCAGCAGCAGGTTCTGGCGTTTCGCCAGGCTGTAGTCGTAGCCTGGCGGAAGGGGAGGGAGGTAGCTCATCGTCGGGTCTTCATTGCCTCGAGCAACACCTGCTGCACCGAGGCCTTGGTCTGTAGTCGTTGCAGCACCAGCTCGTCGACCGTCTGGCGGGCGACGATGCGGTGCACGTACACGGGCCGGTTGTAGCCGGCCTGGGCCTGGCGTGTCGGGCCTATGCGCTCGATGATCTGCTCGTGCGCCTCGAGGTCCCACCACAGGCCGAAGAACACGAGGATGTTCCCGCCCTCCTGGAGGTTGAGTCCGTGGCCAGCGCTTTGAGGGTGAGCGAATAGGAGTGGTATCCGTCCCAGGTTCCACGCCTCGATCGTTCGAGGGTCAGCGTCCAGCGCCCGACCTTGAGGGAACGCATGCTGTAGTCGGGCGAGGTCGGACTTGAACTGGTACGCCACAAGAACCGGGGCCCCAGCAGCCTCTTCCACCACGGACGAGAGGGCGTCAATCTTTGCATTGTGCAGCTCCTTCCATGCTCCTTGCTGGTCGGTGTACAGCGCACCGTTCGCGGCCTGGAGGCACTTCATCGTGCGCCCCGCGGCGTTGAACGCCTCGATCTCGGCGCCACCGGCCAGCACCGTGAACATCTCGCGCTCCAGCTCTCGGTAGTGCCGGCGCGCGGTGGCCGGCAGCTCCACCTCGATTGTGTTCTCAACCAGCGGGGGCAGGTCGAGAAAATCTGCAGCGCGCACGGTCAATGTGCAGTCGGCCAGGCGGCTCTCGATCTCGGCCTGCGCCCCCTCGAGCAGCTCGACCGTACCACCGTACTGCTGGCCCGGGGCCCGCTTGACGCGGAACCAGCGGTCCTCGAACGCGCTGAACGAGCGACCAAGGCGGGCACCGGCGTCGATGAACCACTGCTGCCCCCACAGGTCCATGAACCCGTTGGGCGCTGGCGTGCCGGTCAGGTTGACCCAGCGGCGGGTGTGCTTGTGCGCCACCTTGCCCAGGGCCTGGGCGCGCTTGCCGCCCTGCCTGGCGCGGAAGGACTTCAGCCGGGTGGCCTCGTCGGCAACGACGGTGCGGAAGGGCCACTGGTCGCCCAGGTGCTCGACCAGCCACGGGATCTGCTCGTAGTTGGTGGCCACGATGTCGGCTTGCGCGTGCACCGCGGCCACCCGGGCGTTGACGTCGCCGACGGCGGTCGCGAGCTTGAGGCCTTGCAGGTGCGCCCACTTCTGCACCTCGCTGGGCCAGGTGCTGGAGGCCACCCGCAGCGGCGCCAGCACCAGGGCGGGGAAGGGGTCCTCGACCGCCGCCAGGCCTTGCAGCGCGGTGAGCGCGGACACCGTCTTGCCGGTGCCCATGCCGGCCCACACGTTGCAGCGCTCGTGGTCCAGCATGTGGCCGACGATGGCACGCTGGTAGTCACGCAGCATTGGGTGCCTTTCTGCGGGCGCCGCCGTGCTGCACCACCTCGACCCGCTCGACGGTGTTGAACTTGTGCATGTTGGCGCAGACGTACCGGCGGCGCCGGGTTCCGTCCTGGCGAGTGCGGGTTTCAAGCACCTCGGTCCAGGTTTGGCAGGTGGGGCAGCGCATCATAGAAACGCCCCCAGCGCAAACACCGAGTTCGCAACCTTCGGAATCGCCCTGCGCGCCTTGTGCCTCCTGCACCGCTCGGCGTTGCTCATGGGTTTCGGCTTGCGCGCATCGGGCAGGTTGCCCAACGCATAAACAGCGCGGATGTAGTCGCGGGCATGGTCGGCCTCTCGGGTGTAGGAGTGAATGTAGACCTGCCTGACTGCGACGCGCTTGCGCATGCTGCCCAGCAGGCCGGCAATGTCCTGCTGGCTGCTGGCGGGGAAAAACGACATGAGTTCTCGGCTTGTCAACGGCCCGCAGGCGGCCAGGGTTTCGCGGATGCCGGCATGGGATGCGCGGGTCATGTCAGCAGCTCCTCGACGCCCTCGAGCGAGTCGATCACCTCGACCAGCTCGCCGAGTCGGCGCATGCGGTTGTGTTCACGGATCTGGTGCGGCTCTGGCTTGACGCCGGGGGCCTTGAGCTCGACCCACACGGGTGGCCGACCCGGCAGCAGCACGCGGCGGTCTGGCGCGCCAGCGCGCCCAATCCACTGGGCCTTGCGGATCTCGCCGCCCATGGCCTTGACCCGGCGGGCCAGGTAGTCCTCGATCTCGCGCTCTCTCACAGCCCGGCCCACCAGTTGTGCAGGGCGATCGCGGCCAGGAACGCCAGCGCGACCATGGCCCAGGCCAGCACCGCAGCGCCCAGAATGATGAAGCACCCGTTGCGGGTGAGCGGCTGGTCAGGAGAGCACTCCTTGGGGCTCATGCAAGGTCGGCGCCCTTGCTGGCAGTCGCCCAGGCAGCCGGGCAGCTTGACGATGCGCAGGTTCGGGTCCATCAGATGACCCCCCACAGCATGAGGCCGGCGACCAGCACGCAGATCACGGCGAGGTAGATGTCGGCCCGGCGAGCGGCGGCCTTGTTGGGGTTGTCGATCGAATAGCCGGTCGTGAAGTCACACTCGGCGATCGTGCGGGGGGTGCGGTAGTTCTTCATGGTCAGAATGGTGCTGGTTGGTCGGAGGGGTACGCCGGCTTGGGCTGGCGCTTCGGTTTGGGGAGGGGCTGACCCTTCCAGGTGGGGAAGGGCCAGATGGGCGGTGGTTTGTCCATGCGAAGAACTGTAGCACATGCTAAAGCCCTGCAACCTAGGGCAAACCCTAGTCCTTGCGATAGCGCAACGTCTCGAACCCGGCCGCGGCCAGTGGCACGTCAGGCGCCCACGCTGGCTGGGTGGACATGAGCGCGGCCAGGTGCTCGTGGTTGAACGCGGGGTTGTTGGGTGCCTCGGTGATCAGCTCGTCGTGCACCGTCAGCACGATCTCGTAGCCGGCGGCGTCGATCGCGGCCATGTTGCTGGCCAGCACGTCGCGGGCCCAGGCCTGCACCAGGTTCTCCACCAGCTTGCCACCGTAGGTCTTGATCCTGGCCCACTGGCGGGTGTACTGGTTCACGCCCATGTAGCTGATCTGCCCGTCGTCGCCGACCTCGGGGTTGATGTAGCAGAGGTAGCGACCGGAGGGCAGGCGCACCCGCAGCCAGTTCCCGTCACGGCGCACGGCGATCGCGCGCACGCGGAACACCTCGCCCGGGCGCTGGATGGCCTGGCGCACTGCGGTGCCCATGTCAGCCCACAGTGAGGTCGTGGCCGGGTGCGCAGCGCGCCAGGCGGCCTTCAGTACCTCGCAGGCCACGTAGACGCGCTGCGACAGGCCGAGCGTGCGGCGCTTCTTCGTGGCCCAGGACCACATGCCCAGCGCTGCCTCGAGCGCCTGCGCGCTGGCGGCCGACCACACTGCCTCGGCCAGTTGCTCGAGGTCCATCTGGTACACCGCGGCGAACGTCAGGAACGCGGCCACGCCGCCCTCGTACCCGAGGCCCAGCTCCATGACCTTGCCGATCTGGCGCTGGGGCTTCGTCACGTCCTTCGGGTCGACCGTGAACGAGCGGGCGTAGGCCAGCTTGTAGAGGTCGGCGCCCTTGCCTTGGTCGAACTCGCGGAACGCGCGCACCTTCCAGGTCTCGCCGGCCAGGTACGCGAGCCCGCGGCCCTCGATGTTGGACAGGTCGGCGATCACCAGCTTCTTGCCACGAGGTGCTACGATCGCGCCACGCACGGTGTTTGCGGTGGCCCTCATTACGTCCGCGATTACCAGGGGGGCGCATCCCGCCTTCAGCGCGTCGATGGCCAGGTCGATCTCGTCCTGCTCCATGTCAGGCCTGGGCATGTTCTGGGGCTGGAACACGCGACCAGCCCAACGGGCGGTGCGCTGAGCGCCAGCGAACTGCAGCGTGTTGCGCAGGCGGCCGTCGACCGAGGTGGCCTTGACCAGGGCCTTGTACTTGGCCGTCGAGGTCTTCGTGGCCTCAAGCCGGATCGACAGCAGCAGCTTCACCGCGTCAGGCAGCTCCGGGTCCTCGATCCGGCGGCGCAGCGTGTCGGCCCGCATGTCGGGCAGCTCGACCCCGTACTCCATCAGGATGTGCGCCAGCAGCTCGTCGCGCTTGCTGGGGGAGGTGACCTGGCCGCCGGTCAGTTCGCGGGTCTCCTCCTTCAGCCGGGCCTGCTCGGTGGCCACCGCCTCGATCGCAGCGTGGGCGAGCTCCAGGTCGACGGCGAACCCGCGGTCGTTGATGCGCTGGTCCAGGTGCCACAGTGCGAGCTCTGGCGAGGTGGCGTTGTAGTTCCAGGCCGGCAGCTTCTTGTGCACGGCGCGCATCGAGACGATGTCCTGGCGGCTGTACTCCAGGAACTCGGCCCACTCAGTGGGGTGCGTCTCGCGGGTGGCGCGGCGCAGCGTGTGGCCCTTCGGGCGGGGCTTGCAGAAGAGCTGGATCAGGTCACGGCCGCGCTTGTCCTTGGCCTCGTCGCTGGCCAGGTTCAGGATGCCCGAGAGCTTGTCCAGGCTGCCCGGCAGCCCGTGCGCGAGCGCGCGCACCATCGTGTCCTGCCACCGCTTGACCGGCACCTTGATGTTCCAGCAGTGGCGCAGAATCGTGCGGTCGAACATGCTGTTGTGCGCCACGACGGTGACGCCTGGCGCCGTCAGCCAGGTGCGCAGCGCCTTGCTGGGGCCCAGCTTCTCGCTGCAGTCCTCGACCACTGGCTCGCCCTCGTCGACCGCCCACTGGGCGACCGTGATCTCGGTGCTGGGGTGCTCTGCATAGGCGTGCGTGCCGACCGCCTTGAGGTCGGCTTCGCTGTAGGTCTCGCAATCGAACCAGAGAGTGGTCATGGTGTATGGGGCCCGTTCCCCTGCATACGTCTTCGTTGCTTGCGTCGCACCGACGCTGTAAGCGCCGCCGGCCGTTCAAGTGTGCGGGGACCGGCGGCGCTGATGCAGGGGCTGTGTGCCGGGTGGGCTAGACCCGGGTAGGATAGGCGCGACCCGCTTTCGGTTGGTCAGACGAAGGCGTCGGCGTCAGCGCCCTCGGCCACGTCGTCGAAGTCATCGGCCCGTGCAGGCGCGCTGCCGAAGGCGTCACCGTCCTTGCGGAACTGGATGCCCACGAGCTTGGCGTTGATCTGCTCGCCGTAGCGGTTGTCGGCGTAGATCTCGACCAGCGCGTTCACGTAGCACCCGCGGTAGATCGGGTTCTTGGCCGGGTCGGTGACCTGGTTGCGGAACTGGTCGTACACGGTGGGCTTCTCGGCCTCGGCCTCGGTGTCGCCGCCCTTGCAGTTGGCCGACAGCACCCAGGTGCCCTCGTAGTGCGGGTTCTTGGCGGCCTTGAGGTCGCCGTCGGACAGGCAGACCTTGCCTTTGGCGCGGGCGGACTTGATGAACAGCGCGGCCTTGGTCGCGTCCTTGAGCTTGGCCTTGGCGGCCTCCTCGATCGCCGCGTTGATCTGCGGCAGTTGAGGGTGGTCGCCGGGCACGATCAGCGTGGCGCCGCAGCGGTAGCTGCCGGTGCCCTGGAACTGCTCACCCTTGAAGAGGTTGGGCCAGTCGACGCGGACGTTGTCCAGGCGGAAGCGGGTAGGGGTAGTCATGGTTCAGGTTCCTTTCAGACGATGTCGCCAGCCTGGACGTCGAACGCCTCTGCGACCGGCTGGACGGTGATCGCGGGGCGGTTGTCGGACACCGGGGCGACGCTGGGGGCGCCGTCACGTTGCACGATGAGGGGGATGACCTTGGCCCACTGGCGGGGGCCGATGTCGCCGGCCTTGGCCAGCTTCTCGGCGGTCGTGGGGCTGATCAGCTTCAGGTCGTAGGCCTTCTCGACAGGCAGGCGGAACTGCTCGCGCAGCACCTTCTCGGCTTCGGTCGGGTTGGCCCAGGCACGGGCGCCGCGCTTGCCCTGCACCAGCTTGTAGCCGGGCACCGGCTCGCCGGCCGACAGGCGGCGCAGCGACTCGGCGCGGACAGCGCTGCACCAGTCCTCGATCATGTCGACCTTGGACAGGCAGGCGGCGAGCCATGCGGCTTCACTGTGGCTGTGCGGGATGGCAGTGGACAGGTCGTCAAAGTCTTCAGGGCTGGCGGCGTAGCTTTCCAGCGCAGCCGTGCGGGCTACATGAGCGCGCAACGTCGGGCAGGTGGCCTTGGCGCGGCACCAACGGCAGTGGTCACCGGCGGCCATGAACTCGTCCAGCGGCTCGCCTACCGTCAGCACGCGCTGAGCGGCCTGGCGGGCGTCGCCCATGAGCCAGTCGGCCAGCTCGTCGCGCGTCAGGCGCCACTCGCTGGGGGCCTTGCGCACGCGGGGCTGATGGATCACGAGGCGCACGGTCTCGACCTCGATGCCGAGCGCTTCCATCTCCAGCAGCTTGCCGCCTGCGTACAGCATCATCTGGCGGTTCTCGACCGCGTCGACCTCGACACCTCGGCCGGTCTTGAGGTCGTGCACCTGCAGCTCGGTGCCGATCAGCGCGGTGGCGTCGGCCGTGCCCCAGGCCAGATCCTGGTCGACGTTGAGCCAGGTGCTGTAGTTGGTGCGTGTCTCGGACTCGAACAGGTCGGCGCCTGCGGTCATCTCGCGCAGGTTGCCGAGGTACGTCTGCACGCACTCGACCATCTCGGCGTCGACCGTGATCTTGTAGCCGTCCTGGTCGTGGGTGGTGCCCACGAACAGGACCGGGTCCCAGATCTTGGTCAGGCACTCATCGGCGACGCGATGCGCAACGCTGCCCCAGGCGGCGTACTCGCTGGTGTTGTCGGGCAGGCCGGCCGACAGGACGACGCTGCCGGGGCAGGCCATCCAGCGGTCGGCCGCCGACGCACTCAGCTTGGAGTGGGCGGCCTCGGTCACGCTGCGCTCCGAGCGGCGATGGCCTCGGTCACCAGGCGGTGGGCCTCGGCCCACTGCTCCGGCTTCAGCGCCTTGAACGTGTCGGCGCCCAGGCCCTTGGCGATCGGCACCGCCGCGGTCGGGTCCAGCTTGTGCAGGGTCAGCACCGCCTTCTGCAGGTCAGGGTAGCCGACAGAGCTCGCAGCGGCAGGTGCTGCCGTGGGCGTCTCGGCCGCCGTTGACTGCGTGCTCGGCGCGGGCGCAGCGGGTGCCGGGGGTTGGGCCGCCTCGGCAGTAGGAGCGGAAGGGGCAGTCTTGGCAGCGGGTGCCGGCTTTCCCGACGGCGCGGCGGCCTCCTTCACGATGTCGGCCTTGGCGTTGCTGCCGGTCAGCCGTGGTGCGTTGGCGACCGCCTGAATGCCGTCCTGCTCAATGAACGCAGTGAGGCGCTGGAGCTGGGTGATGTCGCTGACGGTCAGCTTGAAGTGAATGGGGAACATGATCTCAGGCCTCCTGGGCGGTGACGCGGTTGATGTAGTCACCGAGGGTGACGTCGGTCTTGGTGGTGCTGCGGCCGAGGGCGGCGAGCTCCTCGAGCGTGTACGGCTGGGCCCGATCCTCGGATTGGTCCCGCTGGGTGCCGTGCCAGGTGCCGGTGGGGGCCAGCAGCTTGAAGCGCTCGCTGACGCCGCCGGTTTCCTGGGCCTGCACCAGCGCTGCGGCGGCTTCCTCTGCGTTCGAGAAAGTCTCGATGGACATGAGGGTGACGCCGTCGTACTTGGCCAGCACGTAGCGGCCCTGTGCGCGGAAGTTGTCGACGGCCTCGCTAAAGGCTTCGGAGTTCAGGCGATTGATGGTGTTGAGGTCGTGCATGATACGTTTAGCAGTTGCGGGAGGTGAACTGTAGCATGCGCTACAGGCTGGTCAAGCGGCTTGCGCCGCGGGAGCTGCCAGGCGGGTGCCGTCGGGCAGGATGAAAAACTCGGGGTTGAAGCGGCCCCAGGCGGAGGCCTTCGGGCCGACCAGGGCGCCGCCCTTGGTCTTGGGCCGGTAGACGGCGATGCAGTCCTGGCCGAGGTCGACAGACAGGTTGTGCAAGGCGGACAGCGTCAGGGTCGGGCCGTTGACGCTGGTGACCTCGACGACCAGGGTCGGCTCGGTGTCGGACTGGACCAGGCGCTCGCTCTTGATCAGCAGGTCGGCGGCCCAGAGCATCTGCTTGGCCAGCACGACGGAGATGTCGCCGAGGGTGTCGCTCTTGAGGCCGATGTTGAGGATGACGTCCATGTCGTTTACTCCGGTTGAAGCAGCGTCCTTGCTGCGATGTGTGAACTGTAGCACATGCTAAAACGCCACCCACAAAAAACCCCACACGGCGGTGGGGTTTTCTCACGCTCCGGGGTCGACGGTCAGAGGTGCAGCGCGCTCACCAGCAGCAGGGTCACCAGCGAGATGCCCAGGGCCCACCGCACCTGGCGGCGGATGTCCCCTAGTGGGTCGTCGTACACGCCGCCGTGCTCGATCAGGTACTGGATGCGCTGCTTGATCTCTTCGTTGCTCATCGTCCGCTCCCACGGAGTAGGGTTGTCAGTTTCTGAATGTGGTGCTCGTCCAGGCGGCCGGTCAGCTTGACGCGGTCATAGACAAGCTGGACCAGCGTCGCATACGCCTGCGGGTCCGGTCTGAGACCTGCGTCACGAAGCACGGTGGCCACCGCCTTGACACACTCGGTCAGCGTCTCGTCGTTCAACTGCTGGCCGCCGGTCGGGTGGTCCTGGTCCATCCAGGCCACCGGCAGGCCCAGCACCTTCTCGATCTCGCGGGCCACCTTCTCGCTGACCTCGCGCGACGGCCTGGGCCCGGCGAGCTGGGCGATGTAGCTCCCGTTCGAGTGCCCCAGCTTCTTCGCCAGCGAGGTCGGCCCACCCCACTGGCCGATGAGCGCTCGCAGGTTGTCGCGGCGGGTGTCGTAGATGGTCCTCACCCGGATAGCCTCGCACAGTCATAGCAGGGTGTGCAACGGCTTTACTAAATGCTACAGTCGGGCCCCCTTCAACCTTTTCACCACCATGACCACGATCACACCCATGAAGGCCTGGATGATGGCCGCCACCCCACAGGAGCAGGAGGCGCTCGCCGAGATGGCGGGCACCAGCCGGGCGATGCTCTACCAGTACGCGGGGGGCTTCCGCGAGGCGAGCGCCCAGCGTGGTGGAGACCTCGAGCGGGTCACCAAGGCAATGGCCAAGGCCAGCAAGGGGCGGTTGCCGGTCGTCTACCGCACCGACGTCGTCGACGCCTGCCGCCAGTGCGAGTACGCCCAGAAGTGTCTTGGCGAGCGGGCGGTGGCGAGCCACTTCCCGATCGTCGACCCGCGCCAGGGCGAGCTGTTCGTGGAGTCTGAGGGCGGCACCGCCGACTGAGCGATGAGCGCCGTGACCAAACTCAGCGCACACCTCAACACCGTCACAGTCCCAGACGAGCTCCGAGAGATCCCGGGCTGGCTGATGTGGCGGCTCGAGTACCACGAGGGCGAGGACAAGCCCCGCAAGGTCCCGTACTACCCCAACGGGCGACGCCGCCAGGGGCAGCAGGGCTCCCCCGAGGACAGGCAGCAGCTCACCACGTTCGACGCCGCACGCAGTGCAGCCGCCCGCCGCGGGTTCGACGGCGTGGGCATTGCACTGCTGCCTGACTGGAACCTGACCGCGCTCGACTTCGACCGATGCGTCAGCGGCGGCCAGCTCCACCCCGAGGTGGAGGCGATCGCATCGACCAGCTACGCGGAGTGGAGCCCATCGGGCACCGGCGTGCGGGTGCTGCTGCGTGGCCTGCTGTTCAACCGCAAGTCGTTCGAGGGCGCCTACGGGTTCGAGACCTTCAGCACCAAGGGATTCGTGACCGTCACCGGCAACCGCCTGGAGATCTGCGACGTGCTCGGCAACGAGAACACCGTCTCCCCGATCGGGGAGGAGGTGATGGGCCTGGTGCGCCAGCGGTTCCAGCGCCAGGACGGACCGACCCCCAGCCACGACGACCCGGTGCTGGGTCTCACACCCAGCCAGATCGAGCAGGGCCTGGAGCACCTTGACCCCGACACCGGCCACGATGAGTGGCTCCAGGTCGGCATGGCGCTGCATCACGAGACACGGGGCGAGGGGTTCGACTACTGGTGCGACTGGAGCGAGCGAGGCGCGAAGTTCCCCGGCCGCGACATCCTGCGCCAGCGCTGGGACAGCTTCGGCAAGGGGCAAGGGCCGGTCGTCACCGGCAAGAGCTTCGTGCACCTGGCCAACGAGCACGGCGCCTCCATCGCTGGTGGTGCGCCGGCCAGCGCGGAGGAGTTCGAGGTCATGGTCACCGAGACGGTGGAGGCGGCCAAGGCCAACGGCAAGCCGCTGCGGTTTCAGTTCGAGCCCGCCCACACGTTCGCCAACGCGACTGCACTGCCCTGGATCGTGAAGGGCGTGCTGCCGGCCGCGGGCCTGGCGGTGATCTACGGCGCCAGCGGTGCCGGCAAGTCGTTCGTCGTGCTTGACCTGGCGTTGGCCATTGCCAGGGGCACGCCCTGGCGTGGTCGCAAGGTCAGGCAGGGGAGGGTGGCATACGTTGCTGCCGAGGGCGCTGACGGGTTCAGGAAGCGCTTGGCCGCCTACGCCCAGCACAACAAGCTCGACCTCGCTGACGTGCCCGTGAGCGTGCTCAACGGGGCCCCCAACCTGATGCTGCTCGAGGATGCCAAGGACTTGGCCGTGGGCGTGCTGGCGGCGGGGGAGGACACCAGCGTGATCGTGGTCGACACGCTCGCGCAGACCACTCCAGGGGCCAACGAGAACGCGGGCGAGGACATGGGCAAGGCCCTGGGCCATTGCAAGCGCCTGCACGAGCTCACAGGGGCGCTGGTGGTGCTCATCCACCACAGCGGGAAGGACCAGGCCAGGGGCGCCCGGGGTTGGTCAGGCCTGCGTGCGGCGGCCGACGCTGAGGTCGAGGTGATCCGCACCGAGTCAGGCCAGCGTGCGCTGCGTCTGAGCAAGAACAAGGACGGCGAGGACGGCCTCGAGTGGGGCTTCGCGCTGGACGTGGTGCAGATCGGCGCTGATGAGGACATGGAGCCCATCACGTCGTGTGTGGTGGTCGAGGCTGAGCTCCAGGGCGTGCGCTTGCTGCGTCAGTTGGGGCCGAAGGAGGTGGTGGTCAACGAGGTGATCCAGGAGATGGCCAAGGCGCAGACCGAGGGTATTGAGGTGGCTGCGGTGCTGGCCGAGGCGGTCAAGCGCTTGCCGGCACCGGAGGATGGCAAGCGGGACACAAGGCGGCAGCACGCGAAGCGTGCGTTGGAGAGCCTGTGCAACGGTGACACGGCGCCGTATTGGATCGGCGACGACGGCTGCATCGCAGTCATGTGAACGTGCAAGGAATCGCGAACATGCAAGAAAGCACCTGCACCACCGTGCACCACGATGCACCGTGCACATCGTGGTGCGTGGTGCATCCTGTGGATAACTGCACCGCACCGCACCACCACCCTATAAGGGGTGGTGCGTGGTGCAGTTATACGCAGCGGCGCGGTGTGCAGCCTTTCTTGGTTGTTTGAAAAGTTTTTCAAGAAAGGCCCTGGAATGGTCAGTGTGCAAAAAACTGCAAAGATGCGCCTGGTGCCGGTCAACGATCGGCGTCGGCGCATCGGCGAGCAACACCCCGGGGCTGTGCTCTCCGATCACGAGGTCGAGCTCGTGCACCAGCTTCGCGACGACGGCATGCCCCTGGCCGAGATCGCACGCAAGATGGAAGTGTCGAAGGGTTGCATCTGGAAGATCGTGAGCGGCCACCGGCGTGGCCAGGTGCCGGCCGGCTGGGTGCGTGTCCGTGATCCGAAGGTTCGCGGCTAAGGTCAGATCATGGGCAACCTTCGACATCTCTGGACCGACGCCTTCCTCGCGCACCTGGCTGAGTGCGGTGTCCTGACCGACGCCGCCGCGGCTGCGGGCGTGGACCGCTCGACCGTGTTTCGCCGTCGGCAGGACGACGAGGAGTTCGACGCCGCCGTGCGCGACGCGATGGAGGCCGCCGCCGACAAGCTCGAGCGGGAGGCCCGCAGGCGGGCCCTGGAGGGCGTCGAGGAGCCCGTGTACCAGGGCGGGCAACTGGTGGGCACCAAGACGGTCTACAGCGACTCGCTGCTGGCCTTGCTGCTCAAGGGCAGGCGCAAGCAGGTGTTCGCTGAACGGGTGGAGCAGACCGGGCCCAACGGCGGCCCGGTGCAGTCCCAGGTGGTGATCGTCACCGGCGTGCCCGATGCGCCTGTGGCGATCGAGGATCTGGTCTGACCGCGATCGACCTCGGCTACCGGCCCAGGGCCTGGCAGGCCGAGTGCCACCTCAACCGCCGGCGCTTCACGGTGCTGGCGCTGCACCGGCGGGCCGGCAAGACCGAGCTCGCACTGGCCGAGCTCATCGACAAGGCGCTGCGGTTCAAGCACGAGCTCGGGTTGTTCTTCTACGTCGCCCCACTGCTCAAGCAGGCCAAGGCCATCGCCTGGTTGCGCCTGAAGCAGAAGGTCACGCCGCTGCTCATGCGCGGGATGGTCGAGATCAACGAGTCCGAGCTGTGGGTGCGGTTCACGACCAACGGCGCCGTGATCCGTGTGTACGGGGCCGACAGCCCTGACCGCATGCGGGGCGTGCGCCTGGACGGTGTCGTGCTCGACGAGGTGGCGCAGATGGCGCCCGAGGTGTGGGACGACATCCTGCAGCCGGCGCTGTCTGACCGCCTGGGCTGGGCGCTGTTCATCGGCACGCCAAAGGGTGTGAACCTGTTCTCCAAGCTGTTCTTTGAGGCACGCGACAAGACGAACTGGCACTCGGCGCTCTACACGGTGCACGACACCGAGTCGATCGACCCGGACGAGGCCCGCCGACTGCAGGCCGAGATGAGCGAGCTCTCGTGGCGGCGCGAGTACCTGTGCGACTTCAGCGCCGCGGGCGACGAGCAGCTCATCAGCCTGGCCGATGTGGAGGAGGCCACACGGCGCCACCTGCGTCGCGACCAGTACGACTTCGCGCCCGTGATCCTGGGCGTGGACCCGGCACGGTTCGGCGATGACCGCAGCGTGATCAGCGTGCGTCAGGGCCTGCTGGCCAAGGACTTCCGGGTCTACACCAAGATCGACAACATGGCGCTCGCGGCCTACGTGGGCCAGGCCATCGCCGACTTCCAGGCCGATGCGGTGTTCATCGACGCGGGCAACGGGGCGGGCGTCATCGACAAGCTGCGCCAGATGGGCCACGAGGTCACCGAGGTGCACTTCGGTGGCCGGGCGAGCAAGCCCCGCTACGTCAACAAGCGCGCCGAGATGTGGTTCGAGATGCGCGAGTGGCTCGCCCTGGGTGCCGCGATCCCACGCAACACGGCGCTGATGCAGGACCTGGCTGCGCCGATCTACACGTTCGACAACCAGGACCGGGTGGCGCTCGAGGCCAAGGACGACATCAAGAAGCGTGGCCTGCCGTCGCCTGACCTCGGCGATGCGCTCGCGCTCACGTTCGCGTTCCCCGTGGCCAAGGAGCGGGACCTGCGCCGCCAGGCCGCCATCCTGGCCGGGCACCGGGCGGGGCAGTTCGACTCCGACGTCAGCGTCACCGCCTACGACCCGATGGCTGGCGTCTGAGGCGCGTGTCCGTCTGATCGGCCAGCATCCGCAGAATCCCCCTGCAGACTGGAGCTTCCCATGTGCATGTCATCGCCCAACATTCCCCCGCCGCCCCCGCCTCCGCAAGAGGCCAAGCAGCCTGACTCGATGGCCATGCGTCGGCGCCAGCGCACGAGCACCTCGCCCGGCACCATGCTGACCGGGCCCTCGGGCGTGTCGTCTGGCGGGTTGAGCACCGGCGGCGCCACGCTGCTGGGTGGGTGATCACCCATGATGTACGGCGCCGGGCCCGACTCCGGTGAGAGCCCGCAGGGCCGCGGCTACGACATCAACCGCAAGCTCGCGCGCCTGTCGGCGCTCAAGACCGAGCGCAGCTCCTGGGACACGCACTGGAAGGACGTCGCGCAGTACCAGTTCCCGCGCGCCGGCCGGTTCATCTCGAGCGAGGTGAACCAGGGCAAGAAGAAGAACCAGCTCATCTACGACAACACCGCGGTGTTCGCGGTGCGCACACTGGCCGCCGGCATGATGTCGGGCGTCACCAGCCCGGCCCGCCCCTGGTTCCGACTCGGCCTGCCCGACAAGGACCTGATGGAGTTCGGGCCCGTCAAGCAGTGGCTGCACGACAGCGCCGAGCTGATGCGCGCGGTGTTCGCGGCCAGCAACACCTACAACAGCCTGCACGCCTGCTACGAGGAGCTCGGCGCGTTTGGCACCTGGGCCAACGTGGTGCTGCCCGACTTCGACAACGTGATCCACCACTACCCGCTGACCATCGGCGAGTACTACCTCGGCACCAACCACAAGGGCCGGGTCGACACCCTGGCGCGCGAGTTCAAGATGACCGTCGCGCAGATGGTCGAGCAGTTCGGCAAGCAGGCCTGCAGCGCGACCGTGCGCAACCTGTGGGACAAGGGCGCCTACGATCAGTGGATCGACGTGGTGCACATGATCCAGCCACGCCGTGATCGTGAGTACGGCAAGCGCGACGCCAAGAACATGGCGTTCGAGTCCTGCTACTTCGAGCCCGGGCGCGAGGCCCAGAACCAGTACCTGAGCGAGTCAGGGTTCAAGCGCTTCCCGGCCCTGTGCCCGCGCTGGACCATCACCGGCAACGACGTGTACGGGCGCAGCCCCGGCATGGAGGCGCTCGGCGACACCAAGCAACTGCAGTTCGAGCAGGCCCGCAAGGCGCAGGCGATCGAGTACCAGGTGAACCCGCCTCTGCAGGTGCCCACCAGCTACAAGAACACCTCCCAGAGTCGCCTGCCGGGTGGCGTGATGTACGTCGACGCGATGGGCCCTGGCAGCGGGGTGCGCTCGGCGTTCGACGTGAACCTGCGGCTGGACTTCCTGATGGACTCGATCCGCGACACGCGCGACCGCATCCGCCAGGCCTACTACGCCGACCTGTTCCTGATGCTGGCGCAGCAACCCGCCAACGGACGCATGACCGCCACCGAGGTGGCCGAGCGCCACGAGGAGAAGCTGCTGATGCTGGGCCCGGTGCTCGAGCGCCTGCACAACGAGCTGCTCTCGCCGCTGGTGGATCTCACGTTCGACCGACTCAACGAGGCCGGCGTGCTGCCGCCCCCGCCCGAGGAGATCGCGGGCCAGGAGCTCAACATCGAGTTCATCAGCGTGCTGGCTCAGGCGCAGCGCGCGGTGGCCGTCAACGGCATGGAGCGACTGCTCACCACCGCCGTGAACCTGGCGCCGGTCAAGCCCGAGATCCTGGACAAGATCAACTTCGACCAGGTGATCGACGACATGGGCGAGGCGTTCGGCGTCAACCCGGCGCTGGTTGTGCCCGACGGTCAGGTGGCCGAGATCCGCGCACAGCGTGCCCAGGCCATGCAGGCGCAAGCCTCGGCCGCTACCGCACCTCAGGTGGTCGAGAGCGCGAAGACCGCGAGCGAGATCAACACCGACCAGCTCCGCGACGTGATGGGCATGCTGCAGGGCTACTCAAGCCCGAGCCCGGCGATGGTCGAGTAAAGCGTGTCCGTCTGAGGCGGGCCCGCTTCTACGATGCTCCCGTCAACCATGAGAGATCCGACAGACCTGCGAGGCCAGGAACGCGATGCTGAAAGCGAAGAGCTGGTGGCACGCGAGAAACGTCGCAAGGAGCTCGAGGACCTCAAGTGGCTGATGGCCCACCCCCAAGGACGACGCATCGTGAGTCGTCTGCTGGAGGAGGCCGGTGTCAACCGCACCACGTTCAACCATAGCGGCAGCGTTATGGCGTTCAACGAGGGCAAGCGGCACGTCGGTCTGTTCCTCACGGCAGAAGTGCTCGAGGCCTCGCCCGAGGGGTACTTCAAACTCCTGAAAGAGTACCAGGGCAAAGATGGATGATTCGACTGCGGTGACCAGCACACCTGCCAACGACGCTGGGGAACCGAAACCGATTGATGGACAAGCCGTAGCACCTGCTGCGGACAGCGCGAGCACGACGCCCGCGGCGGACACCAAGGCCCCTGAGGCCAAGGCCCCCGAGGACTACACGCTCACGATGCCCGAAGGGGTGCAACTCGACAGCGTCGCTGCTGACGAGTTCAAGGCGATCGCCAAGGAGCTCAAGCTCGACCAGGCGGGCGCGCAGAAGGTTGCAGACATCGGGGCCAAGATGGCCCAGCGTCAGGCCGAAGCGCACACGAAACTGGTGGAGACCTGGGTGGAGCAGGTCAAGGCCGACAAAGACATCGGCGGCGACAAGCTCACCGAGAACCTGGCGGTGGCCAAGAAGGCGCTCGACACCTTCGGCACGCCTGAGCTTCGGGACGTGCTGAACAGCACCGGGTTGGGCAACCACCCCGAGGTGATCCGAGCCTTCTACAAAGCCGGCAAGGCCATCAGCGAAGACCGCTTCATTCCCGGCAGCCCGAAGGGCGCCGAGGCTGACCCGGCCCGAAAACTGTTCCCCTCCATGAATTGAAAGGCAACACACCATGACTACCCTCGCTGCAAACAACCCGACGCTGCTGGACGTTTCCAAGCGTCTGGATCCCGATGGCAAGATCGACACCATCGTCGAGCTGCTGAACCAGTCGAACGAAGTTCTGACCGACATGGCCTGGGTCGAGGGCAACCTGCCCACCGGCAACAAGACCACGGTCCGCACCGGCCTGCCCACCCCGACGTGGCGCAAGCTGTACGGCGGCGTGCAGCCGGGCAAGAGCACCACCGCGCAGGTCACTGACTCGTGCGGTATGTTGGAAGCCTACGCCGAGGTCGACAAGGCCCTGGCCGATCTGAACGGCAACACCGCCGCGTTCCGCCTGAGCGAAGACGCTGCCCACATCGAGTCGATGTCCCAGGAGCACGCCTCGACGCTGTTCTACGGCAACGAAGGCACCGAGCCTGAGGCGTTCACCGGCCTGGCCCCGCGCTACAACTCGCTGTCCGCGCAGAACGCCGACAACATCATCGACGCCTTCAGCGGCTCCGGTGGTGACCTGACGTCGATCTGGCTGTGCGTGTGGGGTCCGCAGACGGGCTTCGGCATCTACCCGAAGGGCTCGCAGGCTGGCCTGCAGATGTCCGACAAGGGCCAGGTGACGATCGAGAACGTCGACGGCAACGGCGGCCGGATGGAAGGTTATCGCACCCACTACCGCTGGGACGCTGGCCTGACGATCCGCGACTGGCGCTACTTCGTGCGCATCGCCAACATCGACATCTCCGAGCTCGGCACGATCGCCAACACCAAGAACCTGATCAACTGGATGGTGCAGGCGAGCGAGCGCATCCCCAGCTTCGGCAAGGGCCGCGCCGTGTTCTACATGAACCGCACGCTGCGCGAGAAGCTGCGCCTGGGCATCCTCGAGCGGGTGAGCTCCAACCTCACCTGGGAGACGGTCTCCGGCAAGCGCGTGATGACGTTCGACGACATCCCCGTGCGCCGCACCGACGCCTTGGTCAACACCGAGACCCGCGTGCAGTAATCGCAGCACTGAATCGAAAGGAACCACACCATGATTCTCGATAAGCGTACCGAGTTCTGCGATGCAGTCTCGTGCAACACCGGCGCTGCCGGCACCTACAACCTGGGCGACGTGATCGACCTGGGCGCCGTGTCCCCCTCCCGGGACCTCGGTGGCGACATGGCCCTGTACCTGGTGGTGACGGTCGACACCGGCATCACCACCGCAGGCTCTGCCGGCACCGTGGCTTTCCAGTTGGTGTCTGACGCCCAGGACGCTCCGCTGACCAACGGCACCCAGACGGTGCACGCTGTGTCTCGCGCGTTCACCACGGGCGCCACGGCCATCGCTGCAGGCACCACCCTGTTCGCGATCCAGCTCCCGATCGAAGGCGCCGTGTACGAGCGCTACCTGGGCATCCAGCAGATCACGGGCACGACGGCCCTGAACGCCGGCAAGATCAACGCCTTCCTGACCGAAGACGTGGCTCGCTGGAAGGCCTACGACTCTCCGAGCCAGGCCTGAGTAGGTAGCCCATGAAGAAAGTCGTGGCCATCTCGATGGGGTTCTACCAAGGATCCCGTGTCCGTCCCGGCACCGAGTTCGAGGTGCCCGACGACTTCAAGGGCTCGTGGGTGGCGGAGGTCGGCTCGCCGGCCTCTGCCCCTGCGAAACCGAAACCCGCTCGCGCTGAACCGAAGACCTTGTCCGAGATGGCCAAGGTCCCGGCCAAGTCGGCGAACGACATCGTGTAACGGGACATGGCGACGGTCGATCCCGTCACCACGTTCCCGTTCGAGACCTCGCTCGACGTCGCGGTCACGACCTGGGCACCGCTGGCCGCCGATGACGACGGCGCACCGGTGCGCCTGGCCGTCTACTCCGACCGCTCGATCCAGGTGGCCGGCACGTTCGGGGGAGCCTCCGTCACCATCGGGGGCTCCAACGACGGCATCACCTACCACGCGCTGTCCGATCCTCAGGGCAACGTGCTCACGCTCACGAGCGCGGCCCTGCGGGCCATCGTCGAGCTTCCCATCTTCATCAAGCCCCGAGTGTTCGGAGGCAACGGCACGACCAACCTGAGCGTTGTCCTGTCGGGTAGGCGATCAATCTAGGAGCTCAACCATGTCCATGACCAACGCCGCCGAAGCGGCACTCCTTGACCTCCTGTTCCTGAACGTCGATTGGGCCAACATCGGCGACGCTGCCGGCCTGCAGAACAGCGCCGCCGCAGGCTCGTTCTACATCAGCCTGCACACGGCTGACCCCGGCGAAAGCGGCACCCAGACCACCAGCGAGGTGGCCTACACCGGATACGCCCGCGTGGCGGTGGCGCGCACGGCCGGTGGCTTCACGCGCACTGTGTCCACCGTGGCCAACACCGCCCTGGTGCAGTTCGGCCAGTGCACGGGCGGCACCGCCACGGCCACGCACTTCGGCATCGGCACGGACAGCACAGGCGCGGGCAACCTGCTGCTGAAAGGTGCGCTCAACGCCAGCCTGTCCATCAGCAACGGCATTCAGCCGCAGTTTGCGGCCGGTGCGCTCACGGCCACGGTGGACTGATGTGGTGTACCGCTGCGCCCACTGCCGGGAACTGCTGACGCTGACCGACACCGAGCTGTCGGCCTGCTCGGAGCATCCTGACGGGGGCGTGGAGTGGTCGCCTGACGAAGTGGAGTGGATACCGCTGGAGAACACTGATGCCGTTTAGGTCCGTTGCCGAGGTGGCTGCTGCCGTCGAGCAAGGGCGGCATCACATCCAGCATTTCATCCGCACATCGGTTTACGGCGGTTTCGGGACCAACGCGCTTGGTGATTTCAGCGTCGGCACCGGCATCCCGTCCTACAACGCATACCTCGGCTTGGCGCTGGAGGCCACGCAACTTATCGGCCAGCGCAACAACAGCATCTATGTCGGCCCTGGCATCAGCACGGAGCGGTATCTGCTCAGCATGTCGTTGACGCATGGCGGCACCGGGGGCTTTCTGGCCTCGGTGTACTTTTTGGACTACCTGCTGTTTTACCCGTACATCGACCTGGACAGCACTGACCCGCAAGACTTGACCAACGATGTGACCTTGCCGCGATACACAGACGGCGAGGGTGTGCGGATGATGATGATGATGCAGACGCCCGGAACAAGCGCTGCCACGAACATCACCATCAACTACACCAACCAAGACGGCGTTGCCAAGACCATTACGACAGCGTACAGAGCCTCGGGCGGCATTGGTGTCATTGGACCCAACATGATCAGCACCTCCGGGGGCTCTGCAGGGCCGTTCTTCCCGCTGGCCGATGGTGACCGAGGCGTGCGGTCTGTGCAGTCTGTGCAGCTTGCGGCAGGCGTGGGCGGGTTCGGCGTGATGCTGTTGGCCAAGCCGCTGTTCACGATGTCCGCCAACGAGTTGTCGTCAACTGTCGAGAAGAACTTCTTACGCGAACAGGCGGCGTTGCCGCGCATTTTGGACGGCGCGTTTCTCAACTACATCTACAACCTGTCCACCAATACAAGCGCCTTGTTGCCGATGGTGGGGCAGGCGCAATTCATCTGGACACCGTAAGGAATCACCATGCCATTCAGTTCAATGGACGATCTCGTCAACGAGATCACAAGCGGCAAGTTCAACCGCGCCGACTGGAACAAACTCACGGGCGCTGCAGCCTACACGGCGGGACGGTGGTATGACTTCAGCGGTTTGGCCGGCACGCCTGTGGCCAACGCCTGGGCCGGAACTGCGCTGGCGTGGCGCACTTGCGATGAGGCCACCGGCAACGGCACGCAGATTTTCGGCCTGCCGCATGCCGGCAACGTCTCGCCTGACACCAAGCACGTTCTGAACGTCTCGGCGCTCACTTCTGTGGCCACGGGTGTGCCAGGGCAGTTGATGCTGGTGGACTTGCAGGGCTACTGGCCCGGCATCAGCAACAACAGCGCCGTGGCGCAGACGCTCACGGGCACGCCCAGCCTGCGCTACGCCAACGGGGCCGGGTGCAGGCTGTTCTGGGTGCAGACGGCTGCAGCGGGTGGCACGGCGCAGAACATCGCGCTGAGCTACAGCAACACGGTGCCGACTTCGGGCAGGACGCTTCCGGTCACGGTCGCCATGACGGCTTCCGGCATCGTGGGGCACATCAGCCACAGCGGCACGGCGGCCAACAACTACGGCCCCTTCCTGCCCCTGGCATCGGGTGACACCGGCGTGTCCAACGTGGCGTCTGTCACCTTCAGCGCGGCCAACACCGGCACCGGTGCGCTGTGCCTTGCCCGCCCGCTGCTGACGCTGCCGCTGACCACCGTGTCCGTTGCTGCCGAGCGGGATTTGGTCAACCAACTGCCGAGCCTTCCTCGGGTGATGGACGGCGCGTGTCTGGTGTGGCTCTACTTCGCGGGCGCGGCCACGGCGGCAAACACGAACTTCTACGGCGGCGTTGAGGTCGGCTGGGGCTGATCAGGCTCATGGCACTGAAGCAGAACACCACGCTCCTGGCGCAGCTACCCCTGCGCCAGATCGGCGGCTCGCCTGGAACTTTTCGTTCCATGTGGGGGCGTTCGGACAGGATGAACCAGTCCGTGGGGGAGGGCATCCCGTCCAAGCTGGCAGGCATCCCCAGCGGGCATTTGGCTCCATCGTCGTGGGTGCTGCCGTACAAGCCGGGGGCAATGTCGTCGTTCACGCAGTGCGTGGTGACGGTCACGCCAGGTGCGCTGAACCTCGCGGCGGGCGTCAACATCAGCGGCGACACGACGGTCACGATCACCGTCAACCCGGCCGATGGCCAGCTCATCGTCTCGGCAGTTGGCAACGCTTCCATCACGTTCGACCTGGCCGCCAACCTGGCCGGCGCCCTGTCGGTTGCGGGCAGTACGTCCTTCTCGTTCACGGTCAACAACGCCACGCTCGGTGCCATCGTCGACGCCGTGGGCGCTGCGCTGGTGCAGGTGTCGGCCAGCGCCAACATCCGCGCCACGGGCAACCTGTCGGGCGACATCACGCCCTTCACCGAGCTGAGCCCGCAGTCCCTGTCGGCAGCAGTCTGGGAAGCCCTGGCCAGCGCCTACAACACCCCCGGATCCATGGGCGAGCTGCTCAACAGCGCAGGCGCCGCGGCTGACCCGCTGCTGGGCACCGTGGAGGGCGGCCTCACGCTGCGCGACGTGCTGCGCATCCTGCTGGCCGTCAACGCGGGCGACGCCACCGGCCTCGAGGGTTCGACCATGGTCTTCAAGTCCCAAGACGGCACCGTCGACCGGGTGGAAGCCACCTACAGCTCGGGCGCGCGCACCGTCACATCCGTTGACCCGTCGTGAGCTACTTCGGCCGCTACCGCGGCAACTCATCGGGGAAGTGGTGGGGGTTCGTCGTCCAAGGTCTGGGCACGGCCATCAACTGGCTCATGCACATCCGCACGCGCAACCGCCGCTGAGTGTCCGTCGATTCGCCCCCGCCCCGTAGAGTCCCACCATGGCCAGCAACGTCGACATCGCCAACATCGCATTGAGCCACATCGGCGCCGAGGCGGTGGTGGTCTCGCTGTCGCCCACCGACGGCAGCGTCGAGTCGGGGCATTGCGCCAGGTTCCTGCCGATCGCCCGACGCGCGGCCCTGGCCTCGCACGACTGGTCGTTCGCTCGCAAGCGCATCGACCTGGCCGAGCTGCTGAACGACACCAGCCAGTGGCTCTACAAGTACCAGCTCCCCGCCGACTGTCTGCGCCCGCGACGGGTGATGCCGAGCACAAGCCTCGGCTACCCCGGGCCCATCGGCTCCGACTACGAGGTCGAGGGCGACGCGATCTACACCAACCAGGAAGGCGCGACGCTGCTGTACACGCGCGACGTCACCGACACCACCAAGTACCCCGCGGACTTCACCACAGGCCTCGGGTTCCTGCTGGCCAGCTACCTGGCCGGGCCCATCGTCAAGGGCATGGAAGGCATCAAGATCGGCGACGCCTGGCGGCAGCGGGGCACCGAAGCTCTGCGCCAGGCCGCGGTCAACGACGCCAACTCGAGCCAGGACACCAGCAACGTGGTGCTCCGCTCGGGGGCTCACCCGCTGGTGTCGTCGCACCCTGGCGTCGCCAACCCCGCAATCATGGACGGCATCTTGGAGAACATCGCCAACGCCGTCTGGAACAAGACGCTCCCGTAAAGAAAGGCACACACCATGGCCACCTCCGCCTACAACAAGTTCCAGGACTTCAGCGAGCAGCTCATCCGAGGTGTGCACGACTGGGACGCGCACACGTTCAAGATCGCGCTGACCAACACCGCCCCGGTGGCCACCCAGACGACCTGGAACACCACCGACCACCCGGCACCGGCGGCGGCCAACGGCTACACCGCAGGCGGCACCGCGACCACCGTCTCCATCAGCGAGACGACCGGCACCACCACGGTGTCGGGCACTCAGGTGGTCTTCACGGCGGCCGGCGGCAACCTGGGCCCGTTCCGCTACGCGGTGCTCTACAACGACACCGCCACCTCGCCCGCTGATGCAGCCATCGCTTGGTTCGACTACGGCAGCTCGATCACGCTGACCGCGGGCGAGACGTTCACGGTGAAGTTCAACAACACCACCCCCGGCACCATCTTTACGCTGGTCTAAGCTCTCGCCCAGGGCCGCCTGGGGTACTGATCAATGGCGGCTTACGATCTCCAAACGGTCCCGGGCGGTTATGCCGTCACGGGGCCGTACCTTTTGGAGGACCGGGACTACGGCTCGGTCGCCTCGGTTGTCTCCGGCTTCTACGACTGGGGGTTGATCACCGAGTCCGTCGACGAGACGTTCGATTACAACAACAGCCTCCTCGACGTTTTCCCGCGCGGGTTCGTTGTCACCGGATTAAGCGCGACGACGCTGGCCGATCTGCTCGTCGCCACTACGCCGGGCAGCTACAGCGTCACTGGATCAAGCGCGACGACGCTGGTCGACCTGCTAGTCACCACGACCCCGGGCAGCTACAGCGTCACGGGGTCCAGCGCCACGACCTTAGTCGATGCGCTTCTCGGCACGACGCCCGGCAGCTACAGCGTCACGGGCGCAAGCGCACAAACGCTGGCCGATCTACTGGCTGCGACCACCTCCGGCAGCTACAGCGTCACGGGCGCCAGCGCCGAGGTCTTCCCTGAGTTTCTAGTCTCGACCTCGGCCGGCAGCTACAGCGTCACAGGGTCCAGCGCGACGACCTTGGCCGACCTGTTGGTCTCCACGACACCAGGCAGCTACAACGTCACGGGCGCCAGCGCGCAGACGCTGGTAGAGCTGCTGGTGCAGACCACCGCCGGTAGCTACAGCGTCACCGGGTCCAGCGCTGGGGCGTTGTCCGATCTGCTGGCGGCGACCACTGCTGGCAGCTACAACGTCACCGGGTCCAGCGCCGAGACGCTGCGCGAATACCCGCTCGACACGACCCCGGGCAATTACAGCGTCGACGGGTCCAGCGCTCAAACCTTGGCCGACCTGCTGGCGGCAACGACCGGCGGCAGCTACAGCGTCACGGGATCAAGCGCGGAGCTTACCGTCGGCACCAGTTCCGAGATCACGACGACCCCAGGGTCCTACACCGTCACGGGGTCCAGCGCTGAGACGTTGGCCGATCTGCTGGGGCAGACAACCCCAGGGTCTTACGCCGTCACAGGCTCCAGCGCCGACACCTCGCGCGCGTTTCCGCTCGACACAACCCCAGGCAGCTACAGCGTCACAGGGTCGAGCGCGACAACCTTGGTCGACCTGCTCGTCGAGACGACCCCGGGCAATTACAGCGTCACCGGATCCAGCGCGACGACCTCGGTCGACCTGCTGGTGCAGACAACCCCAGGTAGCTACAGCGTCACAGGGTCGAGCGCGACAACCTTGGTCGACCTGCTGGCGCAGACAACCTCAGGGGCCTACACCGTCACGGGGTCCAGCGCTGAGACGTTGGCCAATCTGCTGGTGCAGACAACCCCAGGGTCTTACACCGTCACGGGCTCCAGCGCGACGACCTTGGCCGATCTGCTGGCGCAGACAACCCCAGGCAGCTACAGCGTCACAGGGTCGAGCGCGACAACCTTGGTCGACCTGCTGGCGCAGACAACCTCAGGGGCCTACACCGTCACGGGGTCCAGCGCTGAGACGTTGGCCAATCTGCTGGTGCAGACAACCC